TTATTCATAAACTGAAGAATGGTTTTTTCCGTTTGCGATAGCTTCGAACATTGCTGATATTTCAGCTGCAAGCGATGGGCTGAAGTCGTCAACTTTTACACCCAGAATTTTAGCGAACTGAGCTGCATGAGTTGCATTAATTGCGTTGGTCCCATTAAGCAGTTGTGCAACGCCACTCTGACCCATACCCATCTGTTCAGCCAGCGTCTCCTGAGAGAGCCCAAGAGATTTCTTCTTGGACTCAAAAATGGCTTTAAGCCTACTGGCGTCAGCCAATTGTTCGGCGGTCAAAGGTTTCTTTTTCATTCTCATAATTTATCACCGCACGGCATATTTACCAATCACCGCTAGTGTTGACAATATTATCACTAACAGTGATACTCCTTGTGTGCATCCACGAGGAAATCTAATGAAAATTATTCCGCTATCTGAATATGTTTTGGAAAACGGCCAGGCCAAAACAGCTGAGGCTCTTGGGGTTTACCAAAGCGCCATCAGTAAAGCTCTGAAGCGCAACCGAAGAGTGAACATCCTGGTTAAGGAAGACGGGAAAATCGAGGCTGAAGAAGTTCGACCTTTTCCAAATAAATATAAACCCGCTGACCCAGACGTTGCAGTAACACCGTAACTGATGATCACGCACTTAGTAACTACCAAAGGAAAAACAAGATGGTAGAGCAAACCCTGAAGGAAGTTGTGAAAGCGATGTGTAAGGCGTACCCCGGAGGCCGTCAGGCTATGGCTGGTGCGTTGGGCATGTCAGAAACCCAGTTCAACAACAACCTTTACGAGAAAAACGGTTGTCGTTTCTTTGAAGTAACTGAGCTGGAAGCGATGGAAGACATTTCCAACACGTCATTCGTTGCCGACTACTTTGCTAAACGTCGCGGTGCGCTGCTGGTGGACGTACCAAACCTGGAAGATCTGGACCGTGTTGACTTGTTTAGCCGTGCAATGCGCACAGCAGCTGCAAGAGGGCAGGTTGATCAGATTATCCAGAAGGCGCTTGAGGATGGAGTGATTGAAAAGCATGAAGCAGAAGAGATTCTGGAACATCACCGCCGTCATCTGGCAGCGCGTGAAGAAGAAATCCGCGCGATTGTGGCCTTATTCAGCCGCCGTCAAAAGAAGTGACGCCAGCGAGTGTGCAGCTCCTGGCGTCGTGGCGTGTCGTATTCAGTGGAGAAACTAACGCATGAACAGTGTAACAACACAGTACCGCAGGTCGCAACTTATTGCTCGACCTATGCCGGGTGGAAAAGGTCCGGTGCAGTTCGTGTATGGGGTAATGGTATCCGGATGCTTTGAGCCTGTCTGCTACCAGTTTGCCGATTGGGTTGTAGGTGATTTCAACGGCCAGGCGGAGAAGGTCGAATGCGAGCACTCAACAGACGGTTTAAAGACAGCTACGGCGTCCCAGTCAGGGTTATCCGGTGGGAGCCAGAAACTCAACGGGTTATATACCTGCGCGACGGATACGAGCATGAGTGCTTCAGTCCTCTCGAACAGTTTCAGCGTAAATTCAGGGAAATAGAGGGTCCGAATGAGCCTGTTAATGACATCCCGGCCAATAGTAATAAATCCTGACCTTGCATACAGCATTGGCCTGAATGAGGCGATTGCTTTGCAGCAGATTAATTACTGGCTGCAAGAAACCAAATCAGGCATGGAAAGTGATGGTGTTCGCTGGATTTACAACACGACAGAACAGTGGCTGGAGCAGTTCCCGTTCTGGTCTGAGTCAACTCTGAAGCGTACCTTCACCCGCCTGAAGACACTCGGTGTGCTCAAAATTGAGCAACTGAACAAGTCCCAACGCGACATGACCAACTTCTACACGATCAACTATGAAAGCGAGCTTTTAGATGAAGTCAAAGTGACCGAATCGAAGAGGTCAAAATGCGCCGTTCCATCAGGTCAAAATGACACGATGGAAGAGGTCAAAGTGAAACGCTCCATCAGGTCAAAACGAACCGATGTCATCAGGTCAAAATGCACTGATGATCTTACAGAGAATACAACAGAGAGTACTACAGAGAATAAAACCCCTTCTTGTCCGGAAGCTTCGCAACCGGACGCTTTGGTTAATCCAAATGATTTTCTGTCTCGCCATCCAACAGCTGTGGTTTTCAGTGCGGCAAAACGTCAATGGGGAACTCAGGAAGATTTAACCTGCGCAGAATGGATTTGGGGAAAGATTATCCGACTTTACGAACAAGCGGCTGAGTCTGACGGTGAACTGGTTCGCCCTAAAGAACCTAACTGGGTTTCATGGGCTAACGAGGTTCGTCTGATGTGCACTCAGGATAATCGTAATCACCGCCAGATCTGCGAGCTGTACGGGCGTGTAAATCGTGATCCCTTCTGGTGCAAAAACATTCTCAGTCCTTCGAAGCTGCGTGAAAAATGGGATGAGTTGTCTCTGAAGTTATCAGCGTCAGCGAGCAAACATGAGGTTCGAGAGGACCCAATGTTTAAATCCAAATACGAGTGTGATACACGCATTCCTGAAGGATTCAGGGGGTAACGATGAGCATTCTGAAAACGGTACAGATGTTTATTGCCATGAACCCCGGCTCCACGACCAGGGACATCATCGAAGGTCTGACCCAATACAGCCAGGACCAACTTCAACTCACTGTTTGCCGACTTTATGGTTCAGAACTGGCAACACGTAAACGTGATGGCCGTCAATTCCGTTACTACGCGGAACCGCCAGCAGATTGCCACTTCGAGGTGTTTGAACCAACTCCTGAAGTCAGCGCCCTGATGGAAACGGCGAAAGGCCTGGAGTCGAAAGGTCTTTTTCACCGTGCCGCGACGATTTACATGGAGGCGTTCAGCGCATCAGCCATTGAATCAGAGAGAGCGGCAATACTGGCAGAACGTCAGCGCTGCCTTGGCCTGGCTAAACCAGCAGTTGTTACCGAAGACGGATGCTATCTGGCTGGTCGATTTTCGGGAGGCCGTTAATGAACTATTCACTGATTTACGCCGATCCGCCGTGGGAATACGGGAACACCATCAGCAATGGTGCAGCGGAAAACCATTACGGCACGATGAAACTCATCGACATAAAACGCCTGCCTGTCTGGGAGCTGGCTGCGGAAAATTCCGTTCTGGCCATGTGGTTCACCGGTACACATACCCGTGAAGCGATCGAACTTGCTGAAGCATGGGGTTTTAAGGTTCGGACTATGAAGGGATTCACCTGGGTGAAGTTTAACTCACTGGCTGAGCAGCACATCAACAAAGCGCTTCAGGCTGGTGGAGTAGAGGACTTTTATGACTTCCTCGACCTGTTAAACGCTCAGACTCGAATGAACGGTGGCAACCATACCCGCGCCAATACCGAGGATCTGCTAATTGCCACAAGAGGGAAAGGTCTTGAGCGTCAGGACGCGAGCGTAAAACAGGTTATCTACAGCCCACTCGGCGAGCACAGCCAGAAGCCAGCAGAAGCGCGTTACCGCTTGGAGAAATTATACGGCGATGTGTCACGCATTGAGTTGTTCAGCCGCTGTGCGTCCCCCGGCTGGCATCACTGGGGAAATCAGGCAGAAAACCCTGATGTAATCATGTCTCCTGGTTACGTTGGTAAACCTGCTCAGCTGCTGGAGGTGGCTTATGCAGGACGTTGAAGCACGTAACGCGCTTCGTAACATCGCCAGAAGATGCAACGAGGAAATAACTGCTAAACGCAAGGCTAACCCTGGCATTAATTGTGACGAAATAGCCAGGCCAATTTTTAACGGTGCCATGGGGATGGTTAAGCAGCTTGGCTTTACACCATCTCATTTGTATCTCGAAGTCGGGATTCTGAACAAGCGGATTAAGGAGCGCTGAAGTGAACAAACTTACCGTGAGACAAAGTGAAGTACTTGGTTCGATCGTTAACTATCAGCGCCGGTTCGGATTCCCTCCAACGATATGTGAACTGGCTGGGCTGATTGGTTGCTCATCACCGAACGCGGCAGCGGAGCATGTGAAGGCCATAGCGAAGAAGGGATTTATCTCAGTTGCACCTGGTGTTTCCAGAGGGATTACCGTTATTTCATCAAACGACGAGATAGACGCGATATCGATCATAAAGTCACTTGTTAACGGTGATAGTGATGCAAGAGAACGCGCTTTGTCATGGCTGGAAGCGAGAGGTGTTCAGCAATGAAATTAACGTTGCCGTTCCCGCCAACAGTTAACACCTATTACCGGTCCCCTGATCGTGGAGCGTTAAAGGGGAAGCATCTGATAAGTGAGATGGGTAGGAAGTTCAAGAAGAACGTTTATGCCTCTGTTGTTGAGCAGTACGGCGGTATACCGAAACCAGTTAACGTCAACGTTGAGGTAAACATAGTTCTTTTCCCGCCAGATAACAGACGGCGGGATCTGGACAACTACAACAAAGCGCTGTTCGACGCACTGACGAATGCCAGAGTCTGGGAAGACGACAGTCAGGTTAAACGGATGGCTATCGAGTGGGGGCCGGTAGCAAAGCCCGGAAGAGTAGAAATCAATATTAATCACTATAAATAACTGTTCAAACATACAGGTGACAATGCAAGCACATTTCGAAGTCTGTAAAATACGAAAACCGGCGTAGTGGGGTGCAGTCCGCTTCGCATTTCAATAAGTGGAGAAGGTTATGAATCAGTTGATGGTAATTGATGGTGTATCCGTAAGTCGTGACGTTGTTGGTCGTTATAGCCTCAATGATCTTCACCGAGCAGCGGGTGGACTTGATAAACATAAACCAGCTTTCTGGCTTCGAAATGAACAAACGGAGCAATTAATAACCGAGTTGCAAATTTGCAACTCGGATGTACCTGAGCCAGTAAGTGTTATTAGAGGCGGAAAATTGCAGGGTACATATGTTTGCCGTGAATTAGTTTACTCATACGCAATGTGGATTAGCGCAGCATTCAATCTGAAAGTGATCAGGACGTTTGATGCCATTCAAACCTCAGGAAAATCTGCAGGTGCATCCGATCGTGTTCAGGCTGGAGTAATCTTACTTGAATCTGCTGCAAAACTGCTCAATCTTTCGAACTCATCCAAACTTGGCGCTTATCAAAAGCTCCAGCAAGTAGCAGGTTTACCTGATCTAATGCCGCATTATGCTATTGATGCTCCTGTAGGAGCCCTGGACGGTTCCAGTCGTCCGACACAATCACTAAGTGCTCTCCTCAAAGCAAAAAATATCCGCATCACAGCGAATCAGGTTTATCACATGATGTCCAGGCTTGGCATTGTTGAGCAAAAAGAGCGCTACAGTCGCACCGGTGTCAACGGCGTTAAAAAGTTCTGGTCGCTAACTGCGAAAGGTTGCATGTACGGGAAGAACATCACCAGTCCAGCTAACCCAAGAGAAACACAGCCACATTTCTTCGAATCAAAGTTTGGCGAACTACTAAAAATTATCGACATCGTAGCCTGAGGTAACAGTGAGAGCTCTACTTACACCTGAAGTTGCACCGATGACGGGGGTAGTGATATTTCGCCCTGGCAGTGAACTGATGCATCTGTTCAGACGTGGGCGTGTTCTTATAGAGCCACAGGCAGAGTCAATGGCTGAGTTACCGTCTGGCATGCTGCCGGAGACTGCTCAGGAGCTTCAGAATGATCCGTTAATGCGTGATGTCTTCGAGAATCAGAAGGTCATACATCGTGCTGGTGGACTCAATTCACTGGATGCCTGGCTCGAAAGAAAACTGGAATGTCAGTACCCTCACAGCGAGTGGCATGATCGCAACTACACCATCACCCGGCATGCGCCTGGCTCAATTCGCACGTGCTGGGGCTGTGACTTAAAAATTCGTGATCAGTTCACTGAAGGTCTGGCGGGTATAGCCCGTGAAAACCTGGTATCCTGGCTACTGAAGGTTGTAAACGGCCAATTAGGTTTCAGTGAGGGCCACATTCTGACGCTGCCGGAGTTTTGCTGGTGGATGGTCAGGAACGACCTTGCTGACGAGATACCTGAAGCCGTAGCCCATAAAGCCCTTCATCTGAAGGAAGAGACTAACCAGTCGGTAACACGTGAAAGCGATATTGTTCCGACATTACCTGCTCAACAACTGGTACAGGAGAAAGCGAAAAAGATAGTGGCGATGAAGGTAGACCCGGAGACACCGGAATCCTTCATGCTTAAACCCAAGCGTCGCCGCTGGGTGAATGAGAAATACACGAGATGGGTTAAGGCCCAGCCGTGTGTCTGCTGTAACAAGCAAGCTGACGACCCCCACCACCTGATTGGTCACGGGCAGGGTGGAATGGGTACAAAGGCACACGACCTGTTTGTGATTCCTCTGTGCAGAGAGCATCACGACGAGTTGCATGCTGATCCTGTGGCATTTGAAGCGAAATACGGTGACCAACTGGTCCTGGTGTTTCGGGTTATAGATCGTGCGCTTGCAATCGGCGTACTGGCGTAAGTGGAGAACGCTAAATGATTAATCCTTCTGAAGTTGGTAAATCTGGTGAAATGGTTCGTCTTCGTACTCTGGAAAGCATCTGGATACAGGGTAAGTTGCGCATGTGGGGCCGCTGGTCTTATATCGGCGGTGGTAGTGGTGGTGGCATCCGGGAGAATCACCAAGACAGCCATCAATGACGCTTTACGTCGCATGAAGAAATCAGGTCTGACGAAACCAGAGCTCGAAGCGTTCTTCCGTGAAATTCTCGATGGCAAAAATAAGACAGGCATTGCGTTCTGCTCAGATGATGAGGGGGTTTGCATAGATGGTGTTATCGCAGCTGTGCTGATCTCAAATGGTCACAACGGATTGTTTGATGTGCTACTGGACCGATACCGTTATCGCAAGAGCAAACGCCTCATGGCAGAGCAACTTCAAAAGCGTCATCCAGAGTGGTGCTACATGACCTGCCGCCGCAGAATTGATTCCTGGCTAAGTTTGGCAGAATTCATGCTTTACGCACCAATGTGTGATGCATTCGGCACAAATAGCAGCAGATTTAAGTTGCAATGTGAGCCAGAAGGTGCTTAAATTGTGTTACGCTCGGGACGCAAAAGCGAACAGAGCAACAAACATTAAGAACCCGCCATCGTGCGGGTTTTTTGCTATAATGCCCCAAAAAATGTTATGGGGGTTTTATGGCTTGGCGTGGAATACCTTTCCCATTCTCAGGTGAGGAGATAAGCGTGGTTGATCTTTTGGTGAAGAATCTTCCACAAATAAAGGTTCTTTCTGAAAGTGGGTTTGCTTGGGACTCGCTAGCTGCAAGCGCGCTGGGCGCTCTTATTGCCGCGGTTATTCCCGGATTTATTGCATGGTGGTCGATTAATAAAAATATTCAAACCTTAAAGGAAGATCGTGACGCACAACAAAAGTCATTTGATGTTGATCGTGCCGCTCAATTAGATTTGGCAACTAAAAACTTAAACGCTCAAGTGCTTTCAACTAATAGGCAACAATGGATTAACTCTTTAAGAGAGTCAGCGTCTGAATTTTTAGCATCAATTGGTTCTCTGAGACGAAGTCGTACAATTGCAAGATATTGCCTAAAAAAAACTAGTAAAGAGGAAGGGAAAGATTTCTTTCTTGATTTTCAAGATGCAATAAGGGCTATGAGCGAAGACAACAAAAAAGTTGATCTGCTTAAATTTAAAATACAGCTACTATTAAATCCTTCAGAGCCAGAGTCAATTCATATTAATAAACTCATGGATGATATCATAAGGAATACTGGGACGCTTAAAACACGTCCTGATAAGGATGCCATACGAGACTTAAGCAAACTTTTTGTGGAGACATTACAGGTGGTAGTTAAGAAAGAATGGGAACGAGTAAAATCACTTACATAAGAGCTTTCCATAAATTTGTTCGCTAAACATTATCAGCTAATTTAATGGGTCACCTAATGGTGGCCTTTTTATTTCCCCTCATACCGAGAGGACTCACAGCAATAAGAGGGGGCTTAATGTCCGATCCTGTTTCTGGCACTACGGTCGCTGCTGGTGGACTGCTGGGAGCCAGCATGTTTGGTTTTGCAACCGGTATTGATTATGGCGTGGTATTTGGCGCATTCGCTGGTGCAGTATTTTATGTAGCGACAGCGGCAAATATCACACGAGTACGATTGATTGCTTACTTCATGACGTCATTCATTGTTGGCGTTCTTGCTGCTGGCCTGGTTGGTTCAAAGTTGTCACAGGCTACCGGGTATAGTGACAGGCCATTAGACGCACTTGGTGCTGTTGTAGTGGCGGCAATGACAATCAAAGTGCTCACATTTTTCAACAGTCAGGATTTGGGAAGCCTGTTCAGTATTCTTTCGCGATTCCGTGGAGGAGGGGCCAGTAATGGTAACAAGTGATCCGTCAGCGATGGTGAATGCAGGTATTTGTGCGATCATCGTCCTTGTCCTGATGTTCTACCAGCGTGAAGGGGCAAGGCATCGCCCCGCTATATCATTGCTGGCTTACTTCGTTGTGCTGGTTTATGCCAGCGTTCCATTCCGATATCTGTTTGGCCTCTACCAGGAGTCACACTGGATGGTGGTCATCGTAAACCTTCTTATTTGCGCTGCCGTGTTATGGGCTCGTGGGAACGTGGCGCGTCTCGTTGATACGCTGAGGCATTAATGAACCAATCACAATTTCAACAGGCGGCTGGTGTAAGCGCCGGGTTAGCTTCGCGCTGGTTTCCGCACATTGACGCGGCAATGAAAGAGTTCGGCATTGTTAAGCCTGAAGACCAGGCAATGTTTATTGCTCAGTCAGGACATGAATCAGCGGGATTCTCTGCGCTGGTGGAGAGCTTCAACTACACCCCAGCCGCTCTGCTGACCACCTTTGGACGCCGCATTACGAACTATCAGGCATATATGCTTGGGCGTGACAAAGAAAAAGGGCAGGTAGCCAATCAGCCAGCCATTGCAAATCTGGTGTACAGCAATCGACTCGGTAACAAATCATCAGGCGATGGGTGGAAATATCGTGGACGCGGGCTGATTCAGATTACCGGTCTTGATAATTACCGACGCTGCGGAACGGGATTAAAACTGGATTTAGTCAGTAATCCTGAGTTGCTGGAAAAGGATATCAACGCAGCACGGTCAGCTGCATGGTTCTACGCCACCAGCGGATGCCTGAGCTACTCCGGAGATCTGGTCCGCATCACTCAGATCATCAATGGTGGACAGAACGGTATTAACGACCGTCGTGCACGCTACGCCAAAGCAAAAGCCGCACTGGTATGAGGTCGCTATGGGACTTGAAATGATTATCGGCCTGGCTGTTGCTGTGCTGGCTGCAATTGCAGGTGCTTTTGGTCTGGGTAAATCACGCGGAACCAGTATCGCGGAAACAAAAGCAGGCCAGCAACGCACTGAAGAACGCGCAGCAGCTACTGAAGCGGTTGCAGAACGCCGGGTAGAAACAACAAAAGGAGCCAGGGATGTACAGCAGACTGTTAATCATCTTCCTGATGACGATGTTGACCGTGAGTTGCGCGAAAAATTTACCCGCAAAACCTGAAGTAACGGACACGGCCTGTGACTGGGTGAATATCATCTACCTCACAGAGCACGATATTGCCGTGCTGGATAAGCAGACGAAGCGGGACATATTGGCGCACAACAAATCAGTGCAGGCTAACTGTATGAAGGAGCCAGGTCGTGAACGTAGAGAACCTAAGTGACGCGCATTACATCTATAACGAGATGAAAGAGCTACAGCGACAGAAAGGCATACTGGAAAGCGGTGCCGGACTTGGGGTGACAATCCAGTCGACCTATCAGGATAATGCCTTTCTTGATGCCATACGCCCGCATGCAGTGGATGAACTTGATCGGCGTATAGAGGAGAAAAAAGATGTGCTGGTTAATTTGGGCCTCTCATTCTCTTAAACTATCATGCATTACAGCAGGCACGTATCAGGTGCCTGCCATCAGTTAATAGGATATTTTATCGGAAGACTTGAGCGCTTTTAATGTAGCTTCAAGTATATCGAGAAATAGATCAACATCTTCATAATCATAAGATGGATTAGGTTTGTACTCCCCAATGTAAACCAACCCATTTTTACCTAAAAAGAAGCTAATTACTTCCTTGTTATTTTCATCAGTTGAGTCAGTTGCAACGAACTTCAAAAGAGGGGCTTCATTGATGACTACCAGTTTCTCATTGAAAACGAGTTCTAACCCATATGTTGAAAGTTCTAGGGTTAGTCTGTTTTCTGCATCTTGATTGAAAATCAAGGTGTTAGAAGTTAAAGAGCTTTCTTTGCATGAGTCAATAACGTTTTTCTTAAGTTTGATTGCTTTTTCATCTAAAGCCTTTTTGTGTTCTGCACACTTAATAACCTTACGGACGTCTAAATAGTCGATGCTCATAATTAAACCTCTTATTGATGAGTTAATAAACATTGAGCCATTAAGGCCAATATCAATACTAAAGAATGAGAAAGTTTAAGTTATTAGAGTTATGTCTCAATTTGATGCCACTTCGAACACAAAAATGAACCTAACAAGAGGTCATATGCGTCTAACTGTATTAGATGACGATCCCGGCAGGAAGATTAATCTCGGTGTAGAGCGATACGCTGTTTTTCTCGATGGTATTGAGGTTAAGCATGTCTTCACTGCTGACGATGAGAAGGGCGAAGTAATCGCAGCCGTTTCTGATGAGCGTGGTTATATGACGACAGAGAACGGTGAAGTGAAGCGGCATACGCTTTACGGCTCTGTGAGGATTGAACCATGCCAGCGTTAATCCCTCGCGCATGTCGCAAGAGAGGTTGTCCCGGTACGACTACGGACCGTTCAGGCTACTGTGAGCAGCATCGCAATGAGGGCTGGCAGCAGCACCAGCAAGGTAAGAGCCGCCATGAACGTGGCTACGGCAGTAAGTGGGATATCAAGCGCGCTCGTATTCTGAAGCGTGATAATCATCTTTGTCAGAACTGCCTGCGTACTGGCCTGGCTGTTGCGGCCACAACCGTTGACCATATCAAAGCTAAGGCACATGGGGGTACCGATGATGATTCGAACCTCGAAAGTCTGTGCTGGCCCTGCCACCGCTCGAAAACAGGGCGCGAGCGCTTCAAATGATAGTAATTATCATCAAAAGACGTGGAGGGGAGGGGGAGGTCAAATCCCTGTGAGCAAAGGCCCTAAGGACCGCCGCCTAGCCTTTCTTCACATCGCCGCAGGTTAGAAAACTTTTTTTGGGGTTCCCCAACCGATGATTAATAGGAGTTTTCGATTATGTCAGGACCACCGAAAACCCCTACCCATCTGCGTTTGGTGAGGGGTAACCCTTCCAAACGACCAATCAACAAAAACGAGCCGCAGCCACCTAAAGGGGTCCCCCCAGTTCCCAAGCATTTCGACAAGCAGGGGAAGTACTGGTTTAAGCGGATGGCCGAAGAACTTGATGCCATTGGCGTCATATCTCAGCTGGATGCCAGGGCTCTGGAGTTGCTGGTAGAGGCATATACGGAATACCGCCATCATTGTGAAACGCTGGATCGGGAAGGTTATACCTATGCGGTATACAGCGATGATGATGCTGATGAAGGGAAAGAACGAGAAATACGCATGATCAAACCGCATCCGGCAGCCATGATGAAAGCTGATGCCTGGAAGCGACTTCGCGCGATGTTAGCTGAGTTTGGTATGACACCTTCCAGCAGGTCTAAGGTCAGTAAAGACAAACCAGACGATGATGATCTGTTAAGTCAATTTCTAAATTCGAGGGACTGATGGCAAAAGTTACTGATGGCATACGTTACGCCGAACGCGTCGTTGCCGGGGAGGTTATTGCCTGTGAATTTGTTCGTCTTTCCTGTCAGCGATTTCTTGATGATCTGAAATACGGTGAAAAACGTGGCATCTATTTCAGCGAGCCCCGCGCACAACACATCCTCAATTTCTATAAATTCGTGCCTCATGTTAAAGGAGCACTGGCAGGCCAGCCGATTGAGCTGATGGACTGGCATGTTTTCATTCTGATCAACATCTTCGGTTTTGTTATTCCCCTGGTAAATGAAGAAACAGGCGAAGTCGTGCTGCGTAATGATGGCAGTGGCCGTCCTGTGATGGTCCGCAGGTTTCGCACGGCATATAACGAGGTAGCCCGTAAAAACGCCAAGTCGACATTATCCTCCGGCGTTGGTCTCTATATGGCTGGCGCCGATGGTGAGGGCGGGGCAGAGGTTTATTCCGCAGCGACAACGCGGGATCAGGCTCGCATCGTTTTTGAAGATGCGAAAAACATGGTTAAAAAAGCGAAACCCACACTGGGGCGACTGTTTGAATTTAATAAGCTGGCGATTTACCAGGAGCAGACAGCATCCAAGTTTGAACCACTTTCTTCTGATGCCAACAATCTGGATGGTCTCAATATCCATTGTGGCATCGTCGACGAACTTCATGCGCATAAAACCCGTGATGTCTGGGACGTTCTGGAGACTGCAACCGGCGCACGATTGCAGTCTCTTCTGTTTGGCATAACGACAGCTGGGTTTAATAAAGAAGGGATTTGTTACGAGCTGCGCGATTATGCCATTAAGGTGCTGCGTGGCTATAACAGCGAAGTGGAAGGCGCGGTGAAGGATGACACCTTTTTCGCCATCATCTTCACCCTGGATAAAGATGATGATCCGTTTGATGAAACGGTCTGGCAAAAGGCTAACCCCGGGCTGGGTATCTGTAAGCGCTGGGACGATCTTCGCCGCTTGGCTAAGAAGGCCAAAGAACAGGTTTCCGCCAGGGTTAACTTTTTCACCAAACACATGAATATCTGGGTGACCGCTGAGTCAGCCTGGATGGACATGATTAAGTGGGAAAACTGCGAGTTTATCGCCCCCAGTCATGAGCTGAGAACTTACCCGATGTGGGCTGGCGTGGATCTGGCCCACAAGATTGATATTTGCGCTGCGGTAAAACTCTGGCGGGCAGATAACGGCCATGCGCACGCAGACTTTAAATTCTGGTTACCAGAAGGGCGACTGGAAAAATGTTCCGCTCAAATGGCGCAGATGTATCGCAAATGGGCTGAGCTTGGGAAGCTGGAACTGACCGATGGTGATGTTATTGATCATGCGCAGATTAAAGCAGATTTTCTGGAATGGATTAGCGGCGAAAACCTGAAGGAAACAGGGTTCGACCCTTGGAGCGCAACGCAGTTTAGCCTGGCTCTGGCAGAAGAGGGTGTACCGCTGGTGGAGGTTCCGCAGACGGTCAGAAACTTTTCTGAGTCAATGAAAGAGGTGGAGTCTCTGGTTTATGGCGGGCGTTTTCATCACAGCAATCATCCGGTTATGAACTGGATGATGTCTAACGTCACCGTCAAGCCTGACAAAAACGACAATATCTTTCCGAACAAATCCACGCCAGAAGCGAAAATAGACGGGCCTGCCGCCTTGTTTACCGCAATGAGCCGCATGCTTGTAAACGGCGGCGAACAACAGGACAGCCTCTCTGACCATCTGGAAAGTTACGGCGTCCGTTCATTATAAAGAGGCAGTTATGATCCTGATGATTCTCGCCCCACTGATCGGGGTGATGGGCGCTATTTTGCTTTCGTTTGGTGTATGGATGATTTATCCGCCTGGAGGCTTAATCAGTGCGGGTATGCTTTGCCTTATTTGGTCATGGCTGGTTTCCCGCACGCTTTCGCTGGCCGGGAAAACATTGCGAGGAGTGACTGACTGATGTTTTTCCCCGGAATGTTCAAAAAAAGTGACTCCCCTGTCACTACTCCGGCAGAACTCGCTGAAGCAGTGGGAATGACTTACGACACCTATACAGGGAAAAGGGTAAGCAGCCAGAAAGCCATGCGGCTTACAGCAGTTTTCGGTTGTATCAGGGTTCTTGCTGAGTCGATGGGCATGCTGCCCTGTAACCTGTACAAGATAACCGGAAACAGTAAACAAAAAGCGACTTCCGAAAGGCTGCATAAATTACTGACGATGAAGCCAAATGATTACATGACCCCTCAGGAGTTCTGGGAACTGGTCATTGTCTGTCTTTGTCTTCGCGGTAATTTTTACGCCTACAAAGTTAAAGCGCTTGGCGAGGTGGTGGAGCTTCTTCCCATTGACCCAGGGTGTGTTGAACCAAAGCTTAACAGCCAGTGGCAACCGGTTTACCAGGTAACATTCCCCGATGGCTCAACAGACGTGCTTGGGCAGGATGATATCTGGCATGTCAGAACGCTTACCTTTGACGGGCTGGTGGGGCTGAACCCTATAGCCTATGCAAGAGAAGCAATATCTCTGGGAATGGCAACAGAGGAACATGGGGCGCGGTTGTTCTCAAATGGCGCGGTTACCTCCGGCGTACTCCGCACTGAGCAAACGCTCACTGACGCTGCTTACGCAAGGCTGAAAAAGGATTTTGAGGATCGTCACCTCGGGCTGAGCAACGCGCACCGGCCAATGATTCTCGAAATGGGACTGGACTGGAAGTCGATGGCGCTCAATGCGGAAGACAGTCAGTTCCTTGAGACCAGGAAATTCCAGCTGGAGGAAATATGCCGCCTGTTCCGGGTGCCGATGCACATGGTGCAGAACACTGACCGCTCGACGTTTAACAATATTGAAAACCTCGGCATGGGGTTTATCAATTATTCACTCGTTCCGTACATGACCCGCATTGAGCAGCGAATCAACATCGGGCTGGTGAAGGAATCAAAGCAGGGTGTGTACTACGCAAAATTCAATGCCGGCGCATTGCTGCGCGGGGATATGAAGTCGCGATTTGAGGCGTATTCAACAGGCATTAACTGGGGGATTTACTCACCAAATGACTGCCGGGAGCTTGAAGAACTTAACCCACGCGCAGGAGGAGATATTTACCTTACGCCAATGAACATGACGACGAAGCCGTCAGACAGCAGCAAGAACAAAACAACCGAGGAACAACATAATGCCGATGACTAAACAGCGGCTGGATATTCCGCTACAGCTAAAGTCTGTCAGCGACAGCGGGGAGTTTGAAGGCTATGGCTCTGTTTTTGGCGTAAAGGACAGCTACGATGATGTTGTTGTGCCAGGCGCTTTTTCGGCCTCCCTTCAGGCATGGAAAGAAAAGAATGCTCTCCCTGCATTACTCTGGCAGCACCGTATGGATGAACCCATCGGTATTTACACTGAGATGAAAGAGGATGAGGTTGGCCTTTATGTTAAAGGTCGGTTACTCATTGATGACGACCCCCTTTCGAAACGCGCACACGCCCACATGAAGGCCGGTTCTTTAACCGGCCTTTCTATTGGTTACATGCTGAAAGACTGGGAGTACGACCGTGTTAAGGGCGTGTTCCTTCTTAAAGAGATCGACCTGTGGGAAGTCAGTCTCGTCACGTTTCCGTCGAACGATGAAGCGCGTGTAAGTGATGTCAAAAGCGCATTTTCCCGCGGAGAAATCCCTTCTCAAAAAAGTATTGAACGAGTCCTGCGCGATGTTGGGCTCTCACGCACCCAGGCTAAAGCATTCATGGCCGGGGGTTATAGCTCACTTTCACAGCGTGATGTTGATGAAGTGAGTACCGCACTGGATGCACTGAAAAACATCAAATTTTAATCAGGAGTTAATTATGTCAGTTGACGTTAAAGACGTAGAGCAGGTCGCGCAGGAACTGCAGGCGAAGTTTGATGCGTTCAAAGAAAAGAACGATAAGCGCCTGGAAGCAGTTGAACAGGAAAAGGGCAAGCTGGCGGGGGAGGTTGAAACCTTAAACGGCAAGTTGTCTGAACTGGATGAGCTTAAATCTGAGCTGGAAGAGGAACTGAAGCAGGTTAAACGTCCAGCCGGTGGTCCTCAGAGCAAAGCCGCAAGCGAACATAAAACCGCTTTCATTGGCTTTATGCGCAAGGGTAAAGATGACGGGCTGCGCGAACTTGAACGCAAAGCTCTGCAGGTCGGTGTGGATGAAGATGGTGGCTATGCCGTGCCGGAAGAGCTGGATCGCACGATCCTTAATCTTCTGAAAGATGAAGTGGTGATGCGCCAGGAGGCGACTACCATCACAGTCGGCGGCGCTAACTATAAAAAACTGGTTAATCTCGGCGGTACGGCTTCCGGCTGGGTTGGTGAAACTGATGCCCGCCCGGAAACCGATGCGTCTAAACTCGGTCAGATTGAGCCGTTCATGGGAGAAATTTACGGTAACCCGCAGGCGACTCAAACCATGCTGGATGATGCCTTTTTCAACGTCGAAGACTGGATCAACAGCGAACTGGCAATTGAGTTTGCAGAGCAGGAAGAAATCGCCTTTACCAGCGGTAACGGGACGAAGAAGCCGAAAGGTTTTCTGGCATACGCTTCCACGCTTGATCCGGACAAGACTCGTGCATTTGGTACTCTCCAGCACATTCTCTCTGGCGCTGCGGCAGGCGTAACGGCTGATGCGATCATCAAACTGGTCTACACGCTGCGAAAAGTGCATCGTAATGGCGCTAAGTTCATGATGAACAACAACAGTCTGTTTGCTATCCGAATCCTGAAAGATTCAGAAGGCAACTACCTGTGGCGTCCTGGTCTGGAACTGGGTCAGCCCTCCTCTCTGGCCGGGTACGGTGTGGCAGAGAACGAACAGATGCCGGATATCGCGGCTGATGCTAAAGCAATTGCATTTGGCAATTTCAAGCGTGGTTACACCATTGTTGACCGCATCGGCACCCGCATTCTTCGTGACCCCTACACCAAAAAACCATTCGTTGGTTTCTACACCACCAAACGAACCGGGGGAATGCTGGTGGATTCTCAGGCCATTAAACTGCTGCAGATCGGCACTGGCGCTTAATTCTCTGGGGCTTCGGCCCCGATTTTTCGAGGTGATTTATGCCTGAATTATTGCGTGAACTTAAGTGGTCCCCAGATGGTTGTATTGTCGAATCCATTCCCGCAGGGGTGTATTCGGACGGTGAGCTACCTGTCCGCGCTGAGGAAATTGCTGCCGAACTAGGCATTATCAAATTTGGTAGTGGCGGTGTTCATGTTCCTGCAGAGCCAGAGCCAGAGCCAGAGCCAGAGCCAGAGCCAGAGCCAGAGCCAGAGCCAGAGCCAGAGCCAGAGCCAGAGCCAGAGCCAGAGCCAGAGCCAGAGCCAGAACCAGAACCACCGAAAACAAAACGTGGGAAGACCAAATGAAACCGTCTATTGCCGAATTACGGCAGCAATGCCGGATAGACAGCGATGATGTTTCTGAAGATCAGACACTGGCGATATATCTCAGTGCAGCAAAGTCCCATGCTGAGAAAATTGTAAACAGGGCTCTATACGATACGAGCATCCCGGACAGTGACCCTGATGGCATCATCATCAGCGACGATATCAAGCTGGCGTTAATGCTTCTTGTCAGCCACTGGTACGAGAACAGAGAGCCGGTAAATATTGGCAATATTACAAGCACATTGCCGTTTGGTGTTCAGGCTCTCCTGGGGCAGGTCGATTACGCCATCGCGTTACTATCCTGAACTTTACTTCTTTTCGCGATACGACAGGCCAGCCGGTTGAAGAGTGGCAGGAGGGAAAGATCATATGGGCGGAAGTGCTGGGTATCAGTGGTCGTGAGCAGTTGCAATCAGGAGCAGAAACGGCACAGGCAACAATTCGGGTGTGGATCCGTTTCCGGCGTGATGTGACTGCTGCGTCAAGATTAAAGGTGCTCACAGGACCATTTAAAGGCGCGGTACTGAATATCATCAGTCCCCCCATACCTGACAGTAAAGCCACCAGGCTGGAAATACTCTGTAAAAATGGAGCGGAAAAATGATTGATATCAGTCTGGATTTTTCTGGCCTTGAAGAGATATCCCGCGATCTGGAATTACTGAGTCGCGCCGAAAACAACAAAGTTCTGCGTGATGCCACTCGAGCTGGTGCTGAGGTTCTGAAAGATGAGGTGATAGTAAGAGCGCCTGAACGAACCGGCAAGCTGAAGAAAAACGTTGTGGTGCTGACGCAGCGATCACGTAAACGCGGTGATATTTCATCCGGTGTTCATATTCGTGGTCGAAACATGCGAACGGGTAACAGCGATAATTCAATGAAAGCCTCCGATCGACGTAACGCGTTTTACTGGCGATTTGTCGAAATGGGCACAGTGAATATGCCCCCACATCCTTTTGTCCGTCCTGCGTTTGATACCCGCGAAGAACTGGCGACGCAGGTTGCTATGAAACGCATGAACCAGGCCATTGATGAGGTGCTGAGTAAATGACGGAAGATGACCTTTATCTTTTGCTGAAGCCTCTGGCCGGTGGACAAGTTTATCCTTACGTTGCGCCGCTGGGTAGTGATGGCCAGCCCTCGATATCACCGCCATGGGTTATTTTTTCACTTATTTCTGATGTGACCGCTGATGTTCTTTGTGGGCAGGCCGAATCAGGGATATCGGTCCAGGTGGATGTTTACTCACTGACTCTCAAAGAGGCGCGGAATCTTCGTGATATGGCGCTTCAGGTGGTTAAGCCACTCAATCCCACCAATATAAGCAAAACCCCTGGTTATGAACCAGAGAACCGGTATTACCGGGCGACGCTGGAATTTCAGGTCACTGTCTGACACATCTATTAACTCACAGACCCGCTACGGCGGGTTTTCTATTTTCAGGAGACAAATATGTCCTCACTGTATGAAAAATCGCAGGGTACGAAAATTCAGATCACCTCTGCGCCAGCGACACTGGACACGATTGGTGCCGCAACCTGGCTGGATTTGCACTGTACTATCAAAGAGGTCCAGTTTACTGGCGGCCAGAAGCAGGACATTGATGTTACAACTCTGTGCTCAACCGAGCAGGAAAACATTAACGGCCTGGGCGCTCAGTCAGAAATCTCTATGTCCGGTAACTTTTATGTTAACCCGGCACAGGATGCGCTGCGTGAAGCTTACGATAACGACACCATGTATGGTTTTCGGATTGTCTTCCCGTCTGGTATTGGCTTCCAGTTCCTGTCTGAAGTCCGTCAGCACACCTGGTCTTCCGGGACAAACAGCGTGGTGGCCGCAACTTTTTCGCTACGTCTGAAAGGTAAGCCGACGAAAATTGATAACGCGCTGCGTCTGACCACCGACCTGCCTGACACCAAGTCAGTTACCTCTGGTTCGGCTTTATCACTGACGGTGGTAGCTGCCGGGGGAACAGCACCTTATTCCTATGTCTGGAAGAAGGGCGGCAGCGCGGTTAGTGGACAGACGACAGCAACGTTCAACAAGGCAAACGCTGCTGCAGGTGATGCCGGTGATTACGTTTGTGAAGTTACCGATGCCTCCACACCTGCTGGGAAAGTCACCTCAGCAACCTGCGTCGTAACGGTAGCGTAATTCATCTTCTTTAATCAGGGATAAAAAATGGCTAAAAGTCTTAAAGAACTGGCGCTGGCTAAAATGTCAGGCTTTCGTCATAAAATCATTACGGTCCCTGAATGGGGCGGTGTGAAGGTTGTTCTGCGGGAACCTTCTGGCGAAGGGTGGTTACGTTGGCAGGAAATTGCAAAATCTGGTGCTGATGAAGAAGGCGAGGTATCTGTATCAGAAAAAGCACACCGTAATCTTTGTGCTGACGTGGTGCTGTTCATTGATGTCCTTTGCGATACCAACAAGCAACCGGTATTCAGTGTCGATGAAGAAGAGCAGGTACGTGAAATTTACGGGCCCGTTCACTCACGCCTTCTCAAACAGGCGCTTGATCTGATCAACAGCGCGGACGAAGCGCGGGAAAAGTCGCAACCCCCGGCGTAAAGTTTCTGATGGCGCTTGCGCTCCGCATGGGGCGCACGCTCTCAGAACTTCGGCAGACCATGACAGCAAGCGAGCTTCTGATGTGGATTGAGTTCGACAGGCATAGCCCCATTGGCGATATTCGTGGTGATATCCAGGCAGCTCAGGTCGTCTCTGCCATCTACGGCTCACAGGGGGCGAAAGTACCGCTGGACGATGCGATCCTGCGCTGGGGTGGTGATGAACAATCAGCACCGAAGGACCCGTTTGCAGGGCTTGAGGCTGCATTAACAGCAGCAACTCAGTGACATTTATTCAGTAAGATAATAGGATTTACCTCATTGATGATGTTTAGGGGAAGGTCATGGAAATCTTACTTATTTCAATTGTTATTGGTCTAATACCTGCACTGATTGCAAGTAGCAAGGGGCGCTCTTTTTTGGGGTGGTGGATTTATGGGGCTCTGTTATTCATTGTTGCCTTAGTTCACTCTTTAGTTATTAAAAAAGATGTACAGTTTGAAGAAAAAGAGAAGCTGGAATTTGATGGTATGAAAAAATGCCCGTTCTGTGCTGAATTAATAAAAAAAGAAGCCATCAAATGCAAACATTGTGGTAGTGATTTGTTATCAAGTGATCATCCCACAAAAACCGATGAAGAATATCTTGAGGAAGCCCGACGAAAAGTCTGGGAAAAATAATAACACAAACCGCTTCGGCGGTTTTTTTGTTTCTGGAGAATGAATAATGGCCACCTTGCGAGAACTGATTATTAAAGTGTCCGCAAATTCACAATCTTTCCAGACAGAAATTTCTCGCGCTTCACGTATGGGGCAGGATTATTACAAAACCATGCAGAATGGTGGTCGTCAGGCGGCCGCTGCATCAAGAGAGACGCAGAGAGCTCTAGCAGAAGTAACGAACCAACTTAATTCTGCAAAATCTTCTGCGATGGGGCTTGCTGGTGCTTTCGCTGGTGCATACGCCACCGGTCACCTGATCTCCCTTGCGGATGAATGGAGTTCGGTTAATGCACGATTGAAGCAGACCTCGCAATCAACTGATGACTTCAACCAGTCACAACGCTCTCTGATGGATATTAGCCAGCGAACAGGAACCGCATTTTCAGATAACGCAAACCTGTTTGCTCGCTCAGCTGCATCAATGCGTGAATTCGGCTATAGCTCCGAAGAAGTATTAAATGTTACTGAGGCTATTTCTACCGGATTGAAGCTTTCTGGCGCAAGCACAGCAGAGGCTAGTTCCGTTATTACTCAATTCAGCCAGGCGCTGGCTCAGGGGGTTTTACGTGGTGAGGAATTTAACTCAGTTAATGAGAATGGCGATCGTGTTATCAGGGCTCTAGCCTCTGGAATGGGGGTCGCAAGAAAAGACTTAAAAGCAATGGCTGATGCAGGTCAACTTACTGCTGACAAGGTTGTTCCGGCATTAATCAGCCAGCTCGGATCACTTCGTGAAGAATACAACGCAATGCCGCAGACTGTATCCGCAGCAACGACAAAAATTGAAAACGCCTTTATGGCATGGGTCGGCGGCGCAAATGAAGCAAGTGGTGTTAGCCGGACATTGACAGGCGCATTAAATGGGATTGCAGATAATATTGATGAAGTTGCAACTGCCGCAGGTGTTCTTGTTGCTGTTGGCGCAGCGCGTTGGTTTGGAGATATGGCATCAGGAGCATTTTCAGCAACATCTGGGTTATTAAATGCAGCAAAGAGTGAGATTGCACTTGCTGAAGCACAAGTGAGAGGTACTCAAATATCCACGGCTCGCGCTCGTGCAGCTGTGTATCGGGCACAACAAGCTTTAATTGCTACCAGGGGAACTGATGCTCAGGCAGCAGCGGAGAAAAGGTTATCTGATGCTCAAGCATCATTAACCAGAAATATTTCGGCAAGGACCGCAGCGCAGGAAGCCCTAAATAATGTGACATCATTAGGCTCTCGGTTGATGGGGGGCGCTCTTGGGTTGGTTGGCGGGATTCCTGGTTTGGTTATGCTGGGAGCTGGTGCATGGTACACCATGTACCAGAATCAGGAGCAAGCTCGCCGATCCGCACAAGACTATGCAAATACTATTGATCAGATACGCTCTAAAACAAAAACCATGTCATTACCTGAGGCTTCAGATAATGAAGCCAAGACCAGGCAGGCATTAGACGAGCAAAACCGGCTTATTGATGAGCAGGCAAAAAAGGTTAGGCAGTTACGGGAAGAAATTTCCGGTTACCAGCACATGTTGGCTAACCCTGGTCCTACAGTTGCAGGTTACATGGTTAACCATCTTAAGAGCATAGATGATGCTACCCGAGGTCTTTCTGATGCCACTAATGCTTTAGCTATTGAGCAAGAACGCCTAGCACAGATGCAGGCTAAATCGCAGTCTATTCAGGAGGTTCTTGAGGGGGTAGAGCATCGTCGTATTGCGCTTATACGTCAGCAGGCAGCAGAACAGAATTCAGCCTATCAGTCATTATTAATTATGAACGGCCAGCATACAGAGTTTAACCGTCTGCTAGGGTTGGGAAATGCACTGCTTATGTCTCGTCAGGGACTGGTTAACTCTCCGTTAAGGTCACCTCAGGCTGACCTTAATACTAAACAGGTGGATGCGATTGAAAAAAGTAGGCGTGAACTTGAATTATCTCGCCGTAAAGGTGAGGAGAGAGAACGCTTACGATTAAGTTATTCTGCTGATGATCTTGGCTTCGCTTCTAATGACCCTCGTTACCAGACCAGCCGTCAGGAGTTAATTAATAATGGTTTAGAGGAGTGGAGAAATAATCAGGCTAACAAGCCGAAAGCAAAAGGTGGAAAAACTGAAGCCGAAAAAACGGCGGATACTTACGACAAGCTCATTAAGCAGCAGAAAGAGCAAATCGCTCTGGCTGGTCAAAATACCGAACTGGCAAAACTGAAATACCAGGTTAGCCAGGGTGAGCTTACGTCTCTCACCGAGGCACAAAAACAAACCCTGTTGCAGAATGCCGCGTTGATTGATCAGCAGAAAATCCGCGAACAATTAGCGGCGTATGAAGCCAACCTCGCTGACTCAAACGCCAGCGCGCGAGCATCTAACCAGGCAGAACTTACCGGGTATGGACAGGGAAGCCGAATGCGTGAACGTATGCAGGAAATGCTACGCATCAGGGAGGAATTTCAGCAGAAGAACGTTGAGCTGCAGCGCCAGTACCAGTCAGGTGATATTTCTGAAGACCTATACCGTCAGGAACTGGCACTGAATAAACGTTATCTCGATGAACGGTTACGAGATCAGGAAGCTTACTACTCAGCTTCTGACGCTCAGCGCAGTGACTGGACAACGGGTATGCGTGAAGGTTTTGCGAACTGGGCTGACACTGCTTCTGATTACGCATCTCAGTCTGCTGACCTGGTGAATAACGCAATGTCCGGGCTGGTGGGAAATATTTCCGATGCTCTGGCCGGTAATAAGGTCGACTGGGAAGACTGGGCCAGTTCTGTGCTTCAGTCTATGCAGAAAATTATCCTCAATGCGATGCTGGTGGATTCTTTGCGCTCAGCCAGTAACAGCGGTTTTTTCAGTTCGATCGGCGGTATGTTTGGGGCGGGGGCTGGCGCCGCATCTGGCAGCACTCCTTCCGGCGCTTATAACTCTGCCGCTTCAGGCATAAAGCTAAATGCGAAAGGTGGAGCGTATGCTTCTGAAAGTCTGAGCGCTTACAGCAACAGCATTGTTAGCACACCGACATATTTTGCTTTTGCAAAAGGCGCTGGGCTTATGGGAGAAGCGGGGCCGGAAGCCATTATGCCACTGACACGATCGGCAGATGGTTCGCTGGGTGTTCGCATGGTTGGTACTACTGAGGCCACGTCAGGCGGTGGTGATACGATTATTCATCAGCACTTCAACATATCCGGTAACGGAGACGCTGCACTGAAGCAGGCCATGCAGGAAGCTGCGAGACAGGGAGCTAATGACGGTGCGAAACAGGCGCGTCAGGATTTGCTTCAGGACTTCTCTAATAGAGGCCAGGCAAGGCGATTGCTTGGCGTGTAGGCATAATTAATATTCATTAAGCCGAAAGGCTGGGGACAGTTATGACTTTAGAAAAGCAAAAGGATGCTCTACTTTGCAGGCAGCGTGAGTTAATCACTAATCTTGAAAGAATCGAGCGGGAATCTGTTAAATTACATTGTGAAATTATTCACTACCTTAAGGAAAGATTACAAAACAATCATATGAGACTCCTTATATCTAAAGATTCGACTAGTCTGATTAATGATATCGTTGCGTTTGATGAAAGCGATTGTGTTAACTTGGCTGAGGTGGGGAAGAATAATATTCTAATAGGAGCCATGCTAATGCAAAAGGCAATTAAGCATGGCGGCTAATTTCAAAGTTTTATTTCATGTATACATCGAATTTTTGTTCTGAAATGTATGGGGCGGCATTGAGAAATCTCCCTTGTACAGATTTTATCAAATGATGTAGCATATGGAATAAATATAAAAGATTTCCATCAGGAGAATTGGCACAAAGCCAGTTGATAGTAGATTCTCCAAATCTAAAATTATTGGTATTTATCCCTGCGATAAAATTGTCATAATGTACGAAGCCCTTTTCAAGAATGATCATCGCATCTAATGACGGACTGGCAATGTTGAATCTTGTGTTATTATTCGGTAATGCAGGAACAGATATACCAAGTTCTTTATGAGCCTTATCTATCCAGCCTTGTACAGTTTGCATTTGCTGCGGCCCATTATATGCAACAAGAAAAGACTTTAGTCCTCGACTGAAAGTTGAAACGGAAAAAATTTCTTCATAACTTGGATTCAGTGTTTTTGCATTATGTGAAGACTGTATTGATTTTTTCAATTCTTCATAGGTTAGTGTCGATTTTATTTCAATTGTGCAGATTACTGATTCTACTAAAAATGCTGAAATGCTTTCACTGAAACTGATTTTTGGATATTCATTGCGGTACAAAACTATATCATATTGATTCCGTTGATCTCCTGGTTTTGAGTTATGATCAATTATTTCGCCAGTGCCAATGGATATGTTGCTGGGCAAGTGATCTTTAAGAAATTTGGAAATAAATTCTTCTCTTGGCGTTCCTTTATGTAATGAGTGCCCGGCTATTGATACTGAAGCCCCTTGAGCGGCTAGTATTTTTTCCATGTTGTTGAAGTGTGCGCGTAACATTTTTTCCTCTCATTGCTTATACATCAGTGTCCCACCACTGACCGAACACCCAACATAACCAGGTATGTAAATCAGTAACATCCTGACAAATGATCAGTAGCGCCGCCGTGCGCAGACTAATGCAGGAGAATCTATGGCTGTACTTGAATGGCCGGAAGATGTCTGTCCCGCGTCGCTGACATGGCGACCTGAGAGTAACACCAAAACCTTCCGCTCCCCTTTCAATGGAGCATCGCAGACAGCACGCTTCCCCGGTACCCGCTGGGTATGCTCCCTGACCTTCAATAACCTGACGGATGAAAAATCCAGGCGCATTGATGCTCTGGTGGCTTCGCTTGATGGTGAGTATGGCAGGGTAAAAGTCCGTGACTGGGGCAGAAGTGGCAGAGCGCCTGCTGGTGCGCCCGTTGTTGATGGGGCAGATCAGACGGGAGTTCAGCTTCATAGTAAGGGCTGGACACCGGGAACAGTGGTTCTCAGACAGGGAGATTACTTCACTGTTAACGACGAGCTGAAGATGGTTACAACTGATGTGACGAGTACTGCGAACGGTACCGCAATGATTGCCTTTGCGCCTATGTTGCGTAGCTCGCCACCTGCCAATGTTGCCATTGAAGTTGCGAAACCCTACGGTATTTTCAAACTGAAAGATAGCCAGCAGGGTGCCGGTAACCGTGTGCCGGGTGTTTTTACCAGTTACACGCTGGAGCTTGAGGAGGCATTTTAATGCTGTATTCCCCCTTTTCTGACTCGATGGTGGAGTGGTTATCCCGCGACAGGGTGACGGTTGCGATTGCCGCTAATATTCAGTTTGAATCCGGCACCGTCTATGTGCATTCCGGTACCGGGCCGCTGGTTCTCGGCGGCTATGTTTATTACGGCATGGGGCGCATGGGCTCTGTTGATGATGCCAGTGAAACCAGCACGACAAGCCCAACGCAGGTCAAAATGACCCTTTCTGGTCTGGATATGGCCCTCTTTGCCACCACGCTGAATGAGCGCTGTGTGGGCAGAAACGCCGAAATTTACCTGGTGGCCATGGATGATAGCGGCGTTGTCCAGGTTGCTGACCTCCTGTTCAAAGGGAGGGTATCCAGTACGGGGGCGACAGCCGGAGAGACGAACGCCCTGCAATACACCCTCAGTAATATTTTTGAAGACTGGCAACGTCCTTTTCCCGATCGCTATACCGATGAATCGCAACAGGCCGCTTATCCCGGCGATCACATATTCCGTTATGTGGCGCAGATGGCTGAACGTTCAATTTACTGGGGCAATAAAAAAGATGCACCAGGATTTACCTATAAGTGAGGAAGCATGAAGCATCCGGACTGGCATAACAGATTAATCACCGTAATAAGGGCCGCTGAACAGCGGCCTTTTTTATGGGGTAGTCATGACTGCTGCCTGTTCGCGGCTGACTGTGCTCAGGCCATGTGCGGCGAGGATTTTGCGGCGGGCTGGCGCGGAACCTACGACAGCGAACATGGGGCAAAAAAGGCGATATTGCGCGGCGGCGGCTCGCTTGAAAAGGTGCTGGCCCGTTATCTCGATGAAGTTCCGGGAAAGCTGGCGCAACGAGGGGATATCGCCGTTGTTGAAAATGCCGGAGCGCGATGCGCCGGGGTGGTGTATTCCGGCGTTGTGTGGGTTCCTGGCGAAACTGGTCTTGTCAGTCTGCGGGTTAAACCGCTGAGTGTCTGGAGGGTGCGTTAATGCCTGCTGCTGTTCCTATTGTTGCCACCATTGCCGCAGGTGTTGCAGCGGCAAATGAAATGTATGCCATCGCAATGGTTATTACAGTTGCCGCACAGATTGCCACTCAGGCGCTGACCAAGACCCCATCGCTGAATTCCTACCGTGATACGTCTGAACGCAAACAGGTTCTGCGCGCAGCGGCCAGTGCAAAAACCGTTGTTTATGGTCGTTCCACATCTGCTGGCACTCTGTTCTTTTCCGAAGAGCAGGCTGGCGAACAGGATGATGGTGAAATGTTGCATCTGGCCATTGCTCTGGCGGGGCACCCGTTATCCGGTGTACAGACTGTCTGGCTGGGTGATGAGCCTATCAGTAGCTATCCTGAGCATGCCTTTTTCGAGGTGCACACCAACCGACAGACGGCGGACCCTTACATGCTGGAAAACTGCCCGTCATGGAAAGAAGACATGATCGGGAAAGGGATCACCTGGCTACGCGTATCCCTGAAGTTCAACGCTGAAAAATTCCCGGCAGGTATCCCTAACATCAAGGTAGAAAAACAGGGGCGTGCCGTTTATGACCCGCGTACCGGGTTGACGGGTTACAGCAATAACGCTGCGCTGGTTATCCTGGACTATTATCGTAATTACCTGAAAGTGTCCGACACCGATATTCTCTGGGATCAGTTTAAGGAAGCGGCGAATATCTGTGATGAGGATGTGATTACTGGAGGTAATACCGTTGAGAAGCGCTATACCATCAACGGTGAGTTCGATCTCAGTGAAAACAAAGTCAGTATTCTGGAAGGGATGCTGGCAGCATGCGCCGGGGATGTAACGTATACCGCGGGCAAACATGGCCTTCTGGTTGGGGCTTATTATGGCCCCGCGACAGAGGTGATCACTGAGAGCCAGCTGGCCGGTGATATTGAAATCATGCCGGAAGTCTCTCAGGCGGAACGCGTTAACACCATCAAGGGGACGTTTGTTGATCCGCAGCAGGGGTATACCGAAGCTGATTTCCCCTCTGTGTCTGTCAGTGAATGGGTGACGGAAGACGGCGTGGAAATATCGCAGGATATGAAGCTGCGATTTGTGACCTCTGAATTTCAGGCCCAGCGTCTGGCAGACGTGAAGTTAAAGCGCACCCGCATCGCCAGAACCATGAACGTTACGTTAAACCTGAGCGGGTACCGTTATCGCCCGGGAATGTATGTGAAGGTGAATTTCCCGTCTATTGGTATCGTGAATGTTGAGATGCGGGTAACTGACTGGAAGTTCGGCGTTCAGAATGGCGTACAACTGACGCTGAAGCAGGAAACAGCAGATGTCTGGGGCGACGCTGTTGGTAAACCGATTGAGAGACCGCCGTTCACCCAGTTGCCATCAGGAGGAGTGGCGCAGCCGCAGAATCTGAAATACACCGTGGAGGAAATCGGGCAGGTAGTACAGGGTATTCTGTCCTGGCAAAACATCGGTCAGGTGGTCTACAACAAAGTGATCATCCGCCGTAATGGTCAGATGGTCATGTCTGTCCAGGTTCCGGGGACGTTTACGCGCCTTACCGGGTTACCGAAAAACGCCTATACCGCACATGTTATTGCTGTAAACCAGATGGGGGCAGAGTCGCCGGAAGGGTATCTGGAATTCAGTATCGAAGCCCCGCCTGCACCTTCCCATGTTGATATTGAGCAGGGCTTCTTTTCCGTCACGCTGATCCCGCGTCTGGCGGCGATCACTAATGTTTCCACACAGTTCGATTTCTGGACGTCAGGTGAAACGAAACTACCTGATACCTCAACAGCGACCGTGGAAGGGAATGCAAGCCGTGAAGGCATGGGAACCACATGGACAAGCAATCAGCTACAGGTTGGACATACCTATTACTGGTACATCAGAACGGTTAACGCCTTTGGTGCATCCGGTTTTATCGAAGTTCCGGCGTTGTGCTCTATGGACACGGGCGGGCTGATTGACATCATAGATGATCAGATTCAGAACTCTGACGCGTTCCATAATATTAAGGCCGGTGTTGATACGAACCTGGAAGGCATTATGGAAAATGCGCTGGCGAATCATGGCACCGTTGAGCATCAGTATCAACAGTATGGTGAGGTACGCGCTGATATTCTGGTCGTAAAAACCACGGTGGCTACTGCTGAGCAGGGGCTCGCTGACTTATCCACTTATGTCCAGGCTCAAATAGGACCTGATGGTAGTCTGACCTCTGCTGTAAACCAGAAAATGACTGCGGTGGTGAACAGCGACGGAACAGCCAAAGCCTCCTACACGCTGAACATGGGTATCGTAAGAAATGGTGTTAAATACAACACTGGTATCGGTATGTCCATCGAACCTGATGGAAGCAGCTATAAATCCACGGTTGTATTTGCCGCCGATCAGTTCGGTATTTATTCTGGAAGCGATCCGGGGAATTACACTGCTGCATTCTTTGTATATAACGGACAGGTATTTATCCGTGATGCGCTAATTCAGGATGGCAGCATTACCAATGCCAAAATTGGCAACTATATCCGGTCCACATCTTTCGTTTCTGGTCCTTTAGGGGCTGGGTGGAATATCGACAAGAACGGGAACTGCGAATTTCATGGGCAGTTTTATGCGAACAGCGGCCAGTTTGCATTTAACGGTACGAATAACACTGTTGTTATCAACGGCAATGGAGTGACAGTTAATCTTCCTGGTGGTGGACGGGTTGTCGTCGGGAGGTGGTCATAATGCCGGAAGGTATTCTGATTGATTACAACGATGGCCGTCCGGCAATGGCAATTACTGCGGGGCTGCGAGCCCCCAGTTTTTGCACATCCTTCTCGGGCTGGTCATCCCAGTTCATGCAGTATCCGGTCAATACGCCACTCGTTCCTGGCTCACAGGCTATCGTTGTGCCAACTAACCCCATTTACATCTATTCCTTTGCTGAATTTGATGTGGCCATTATGACCAGCGTCACCCGAAACGGTGATTCAGGGGTCATTATCGGGGCTGAGACAATCGGTGGAAAAAGTCTTGTCCCCGACTGGTCTGGTTACGTCATGGAGCTGCTGCCTGCGGCGACGTATAACGAAGGGCTGTTTGTTTCAAACTCGACTGACTTCACCGCCATATCCAACCAGGCCGCGCTGATGACCTGCGCCTGGTCCGGACGCATTACGGTTAACGGCAGCGCTGCGCTTCCAGTTAGCGGTATACCTTTTGGTAAATGGGATAACCCGAATGTGTCGGTGGGGTTTGATGGCGGCAACATCATCGTTCGCGATATTTCCTACACAGGGCGGGACGACGTGGCCGGAACGGCGACGATTGACCTGGTGATATTCAATCAGACCGCACCTGTCGGCGGCGACGGTATCACGATGACCAACGCCGCAGGCCAGGTGACTTTCTCCACGCTGAAACGCCCCTTTGTATATGACCGTCAAATCCAGATTACCGATGCTTTCCAGGATATTGGCGGCGGGTTCTGCCAGATAGTCTATACCGGCGTTCAGGTACGAATGATTGGTGGATGGGGAAATATCAGAACCAAAGGCGTGGTCATGTCAGGCGGTAGCGTCAGGTCAGCCTACAACAAAGTATTTGCGGACCGTAATTCCGGTTCATGGGATATGACCAGAAACAGAAATATCGCCATGCCCATTCTTATTCTTCCGAATATGTACTGAGGAAAAACTATGTCAGCAGGAACATTAACCCTGACGAATAACTCTGCGGCTGTATCCGGCAGCGGAACCGCATTCACTACAGAGCTGGCAGCCGGAGATTTTATTGTTGTTACAGTGGGCGGTATTCCTTACACCCTCCCGGTTAAGACCGTCAACAGCAATACATCACTGACTCTGGTAAGCAATTTCACCGGGCCAACACAGTCTGGCGCGGCCTGGTCAGCTGTTCCCCGTGTGGCGCTGAATATGGTCACCGCGGCGCTGGTGGCACAAAGCGCAGAAGCCCTGCGCGGACTGAACTACGACAAACAGAACTGGCAAAGCATTTTTAGTGGAAGCGGAAATGTCACTGTTAAGTTGCCTGATGGCAGTTCATTCACAGGACCTGCATGGGGAGGGATAGCCACTACATTAAGTGGCATTAATCAGTCTATAAGTGACATAGGTAAGACACTTGGCGATAAAGCAGATAAAACCTCTCTCGGAACTGCGTCCGCAAAAGATATTATCACCAGCGCTACAGATTTGACTCCGGGAAGGGTATTAACAACAGGGGCATTTGGGTTAGGACGATACAAGATAGCCACCAATGCTGAGCTTAATTCAGCCGCGTCGGGAACCATGTTTTTTGCATATGGTGGCGGTGGTTTTTACACCGATTATGGTGTGGGGGTAAAGATTAATTACCTGGACACGATAAATTGCCAGCTCTTCATGGGGGCGGGTAATTTAAAGTTAATGGGGTTTTCGCAACCTAATGGTGGTACAGCACAGGCATGTACTTTTTACAGCACAGCAAACACCACAAAGGCCGCTGATGGTACCCTGAAAGCTGCATCTCCAGTAGTCAGGTTGTTTTCTGACGGACGTGCTGAAACAAACGAGGAGGCAGAAGGCTGTACCGTTATCCGCGTGTCGGTCGGTGAATATCTGATAAATGGTTGTATGGGCCTGAATGCTGATGCAGCCTGGGGCGGTATTGATGGCGGATTTGATATTCCCAAAGATCGAAACAGTCAACCACTGATATGGCTGGACTATGAGGTTAATGCCGATGGTTCGGTACTTGTGAAAACCTATCACCGTACTCACTCAAATGCTCCTGAGTTTATACGAAATGCACGCAATGAGCGCAATGGCGTAATGGACGGTGCTCCGGTTGATATTCCTGCCGATCAGTTTGTTTCGGTTCGTGTTGAGATGCCGCAGAACAGCATCTGGAACCAGAAACAGAATGATATGCAGGAAGCGATGGAAAAAACCCAACGTGAGCGCCAGCAAAATCAGCAGGATACCCAGTCGTAAAAATGATGGTTGCCGCAATCACACCGTATGCAAGAGCATGATTGCGGCCAACTGGCGAACGTCCGATAGTGCGAGTATTGAATGATTGCCAGTCACGGCGGATTGTACTTAAGCAATATGACGGTTCAAGGTGTTTAATCTGAAACCAGCCACATATCAGCCTCTTCAAACATTTCCTGAACAGTACGGCTTATCTGTTCCTTCTCATGCTTGCTGGCGTCAGTGTTGATCGCTGGTAGTGTCATCATCGGTTTAACCCGGACATCAGCATCCGGGAAAATCCTGTGAACCCTCTTAGTCAACTCGCCCAGAATGATATCTTTTGCACCGGGCAGACCATCAAAATTCCTTTTGTCATAAACGAGTTCCACGAACATTGCTCATTACTCCTTTACTGGATGGATATACAGTATTTATACTGTGTTTTTATCCGGTATTCAAGAGAGGGCGTAATGATGCCACGACGCAGCGATATTGAAATAGCCTGGTATGCTTCGATACAGCAGGAACCAAATGGCCGGAAGACCGTCACCACACAGCGGTTTGTCCAGGAACTGAGCAAGGTTAACTGGAACTGGACGATGAAGCAGGCCAACGAATGGATCGAGTGGTATGTGACAACATTCCGCGATGTCTCAACGCAGGAAGGCGAGAACCGTACTTTTCAGCTGTTCAATTCAAACGGAGGACTATAG